CTGCCATAATCTAGAATCCAGGCATGCTCCCAAAAATCAATCAATAAGATGATATCGTCTTTAACTTGGTGATTTTTGATAGTTTTGATAGTGCCATCATGTGCTAAGTAGACCCATCCAGATCCTTCAATTTTCATAGCAATATCTTCTACTGCATCTTTGAAACTGTCATAGCTACCAAAGTGCTTATCTATGAAACTTTTGATTGGGCCGTTTGGTGGGTTGCTATTTCTAACTTCTCTAAACTGAGGGAATAGCGTATTGTGTAAAAAAGCCCCAGCGTAATTAAAGTCCCTGTCGCCTTCTTTATTGTTATATCTTTTTGCGTACCCCTTGGCGAGTTTATCGTAATGCAGTTCAAGGGCGGCCTTTGAAAATACAGGGGAAACTTCGCTTTCGGCAAAGTTCAAAGGAATGATTTCTATGTCCTGGGGTTTGGAATTAGATTCTAATAGTGTGATAATATCTCGCATTAAGATATTTATCAGTTTTTGTCAAACCCCGTTTAGATTACAAGCGTCTAGTGATTCGACCTTTAGAAAGATCGTAAGGGCTTAATTCTAGTTCTACTCTGTCGCCCATCAGTATGCGTATTTCGTTCTTACGCATCTTACCTGAAACATAACCCATTATAGTATGTCCAGAATCTAACTTAACTTGGAAAGTAGCGTTTCGTTGAACGTCGATTACTTCCCCTTGCATATTTACACCAGTTTCTTTTGCCACCGTACTCAATTTCTCCTTTAGTTTAGCGTTTTAGTATCGCCCACATCTTTTCTTTGTCTTTAATCTCTGCTTCCAACTCTTTATAGCGTACTGCTAGTTGGCTCAGTTCTTCCCATTTTTCTTCTAATTCTTTGTTAGGATGAATAATACCCAATCTATTTTCTAGTTTTTCTAGCAACTCAACAATGCTCTTGCCTTTGATCTTTACATCACCGTCAAATTCTGCNTCACCTGATACTTTGAGGTTTCCAGAATTTGCACCGTTAAGTAACCCCCACTGAGCGGGAGAAGTGTACGAGTACCCACCGGGACCGCTAGGACCAGCTGGAATTGTCGAGCCGTTACTAATTGTAACATGAGGTGCACCGCCACCGGACACCCCTACTGGTCCGCCACCTAACGAATATGTATATGCACCGTTATAGATGCTAGTTAGTTGACTGGCTGTGTTGACAGTCCATCCAAAGTCCTGCTGCTGTGACATGTTATATCCTCTTCATGTAGATTTTACCCTGATCATCGACGCTGAAGGTCACTTCCATGCCTTCTTCCCAGCCTAATTGGTCTAACAGGGGTTTTGGTATAGGTATCAATAAATCACCAGTTTCGCTATCTTCCTGGGTAATGATCTCGTATCTTGTTTTTTCTTGGCCCGGGCCGTTCTTACTCATAAAGTATTTACTTTAGAAAAACTCGCCCAGATAATTTATCTGCGGGTCTTACCAAGACTTGCAACTCCAGTATCTTGCTTTCCAACGAGGTCCAGGATTCTCGCAGTGATGACGAGCGCGGAATGACTTGCGGTGAGCGGGTGAGTTCTTTTTGATACGCATGTTCTTGTCACCAAAGTTAACTTTTACAATCTTACCGTTTGGNTTGCGTACATAGACTTTAGACTTCTTAACGTCGCCCTTCATCTTCTTGCCAAGTGGTACTTCGCGACCGTGATATTTGGCTTCTGGTATTAAATCGTCTACATCACCTACATCGTCCCAAAGTTTATATAAGTTACCATCGGCGGCCATCTTTCTAAGGATTTGGTTTACTAATTCATCCTTGTTGCTTACGTTAACTTTTCCGAATATACGTGATACCTCTTCTAGAGCATTTTCAATTTCATAAACTGGGTCATCAGGAAATCTAACACCGGCATCTTTAATCTCATCTACTACTTGACTATACAAAGCATCAAAATTAGTAACTCCCTTTATTGCTTTAGCGTCTGGATCTTTCCCACCAAGCGCACCTGCCATCTTATTCCAATCAGGGTTGGCTTCTTCTAAGTCTTCAGATTCACCCATCTTAAATGATCCGGCGCTAGAAGCGTCACTATCAGATCCCATTCTCATAGAAACATGAGGGTACTTTGATTCGTTTAAGCCTGCATACTTCCTTATTAAGTTGAATTCTTCTTTTACTTCCTTATCTCTAAGCAGTGCTTCTTGTTGCATTGCCATAGCTAATTTCATGGCTTCTTGAGCATTAATTTTGGCTTTAGACTTTTTAAATTTGTCTGCTAAGAACTGCATAGCCGNGCGTAGCCATTCAGTTTCGTTATCATCCGGGTCTACACTTGGGGTATAAAATTCACTTTTGAAAAATTCTCTGTACAAGTCTTCTGGTTTCTTATATTTAAGAACTGTAGCAGGACCAGTTATTTCTGGTTTTCCATCAGAGGCAGTTTGCCTTCTATTTTTAAAGATATCCTGAAAATTGATTATATCGCTTTCGTTTAATTCTTCAAAGTCTTCTAGAATAAAGTGTTCACTTAGGATATTTAAAGTCTTTTGGTCTGCTTCAACAACGATAGCGTCTGGACCTAATGCAACTACACCGGTCTCTACTAACACCTCATCATTTAATTCAAAATGAAATGTATCATTTACTTCGATCATCTCTGAACTTTCAGAAATGTCTTCGATTGCTTCCATTAACTTTCTAATATCGCTCATAATCGGAACTCCTATATGCTATTTATCTCTTCTAATAATATGCAGAGCCCTCTTAAGACCGTATTTAACCTTACCTAAACGGTCTTCATCTGCTTGATATTTGATTCCGATACCGCCCGCAGCACGCCATGCAACGATGTTTGGAGTGTAGTCATCGATTAAGATGTTGGGAGTGCCGTCAGGTTGAACAGCATAAATGTATTTCTCATGCTCAAAGATCACTTTATCTGGAGCAACTTTAATATTTTTTGCTAGCCAGGCGCGCTTTCCTTTTATGCTACCCTCGCGGTCAAAGTTTANNGGNCTACTTAAAATGGTATACCCACCCGCAAATCTCTTTACTATATGTANCAAGTGATTTGCGGTGGGGAAAGGTTCGAGGCTTTTAAACAGTTGTTCTGCGTTTGCTTCTTTGAAGAACTTATTCCATTGATCTGGGGTCATTTGCTTGTAGTGTGCTACAGAAAGTTCTCTACCTGCGTGGTTAAACAAGTCTGCTAACACGCCGTCCATGTCAACATAAACGATAGGTTTTCCTGTTTCTGTAGGTTCTATTTCTTCAAATAATTCATATATACGCATTATACTATTTATTAATAGGATGCCTTTTCAAGTATCCTTTGGGGTCATCAGGCGTATAATCTTTGTGAATAACGGGGGTACGGTCAGGAATCAGTTCCTTACTGTTAATAATATAATCTCCGTACTTAAGAACAATATAAGAAAAGATAGATTCGTTCTTGGTATCTTCGCTAAAACCCAAGATAAGATGGTTAGCCCAACTAATTTGGTAATCAATGTGCTTACGAATGCTCTTGTCTTTGGTGATATCATCAAAGTTTTTGCATTCGCGTCTAAAGTAAAAAGTCTTCATTTTTTCCACACTAAAAAGGTCATGTAATCTCGTTCGCTTTCAAAGGTGAAAGAGTAACTACCCGACTGTTCTCCAGCCATATTGATCACATCAAAGTGCCAGTTTCTTTGACAATTATGCTGGCACCACTCTATAAGAGGTCTTAACTGACCATACGGCAACTGAATAGTAGTTTCGTACTGGTCGGACATCAGTCCCACAAGTTCCTAAAATACTTGCCGAACAGTTCTAATCCTTCTTGAATTCGTCGTTCGTGTTCACGATGACCTACAATATCATACCAATGCTCATCAGGATTCTTGTCAACCATTTCAGAGAAGTTTTCTACCTTACCGGTAAGGGGATTCAATCCAGATTCTTTAGTTTTTGTCCATTCAAATATTGCTTCACCATGATGATACTTAGAGTCATAATCACCAAACGCAACTTGTTGGAAAGACCAAATCATCTTGTCCAAAATTTCATTCCACTTTTGACAACTAATGTCAAAAGCCTCGTTGTAAGTTTCTTTATAAAAATCAAACGATTCTTGATTTTCCCAGTCTCCGCCGCCAACGTCGCCAAACTCATTAGGTACTCCTTGAGCGTTTTGCTTAAGTTGGATAAGCGTAGGAAGNATAATAACGGCTAGAGTACTATCTACACTCCAACTGTCTTCTTTATCAATACGAACAACAATCTTTCTACCGTTACGCTTACGAAACTTGCCTAAACTGGCTTTCATTAAGATTTTACCCTAGTTTTCNGTTCGTGAAAGTAAAAAGTCGCCCAGCATCATGCCTAATAACGCCCTCACTAATGTTGGCGTATTGTTTTGCATTTTGGACAACTTCTTCTAATGTTTTACCCTGACATACAAACTTCTGCGTAGTATTGCTATATAGCATAATAGACCCATTTACTACTTCTGTAAAGAAGAATGGGTATTCGCTTGTAGATTCTTGTTTGGGCTGTTCTGCTTTTTCAATGTCTTCCAAAATTTGCCTGATCCAAATCTGAGCCTTGCGCTTAACATAGTATTCTCCCACCATGAAGCCCAAAGAGAATCCAGATACCCAAAGAAGAATCTCAGTCATATTCATGTATTTAACGCCTGTTTATTGTACCGTTGCCAATTGTTCAAGTATTCGTCGTATTTTACCCATTTGGGTATGTTACCATCGTTAACTAAGAATCCCCACTCTCGCTCTTGCCTGCCCATAATGAATATCGTAGTAGCGGGTTTTTCGTTGTCAAGTTCTAGCCAATGATAGTCTATCGCATTTCTACGAATAATACTACCTGGGCCTCTCCAAACGCACTGATCAACGATTCTGCCCTTACTGTACATGGGAGTATGCTCCCAATATCCACCCTTAAGTATGATAGTTGTATAGTTCCAAGGATGGTCGTGAAAGATAGGATCGTCACTCTTTACAATCTTGTGTAACACAAAGTTAAAAGGAAACTTGTAACGGTCCTTCAAAAATAAATAGTACCGGTGCATATATGGCGCACCGGTACGACGGTCGAGAATTAGACGATAGCGACCAAGTTTATTGAGAATTTTATGTAGAATGTTCATTGTTATTAAGTGAGCGGGATTTTAGGCTCCCGCCAAACCTCTAGTCAATTAGACTAGCCCAGCAGCNAATGCCTTGTAACCTGCGGCTACAACTTCGCGGCTAGGAGTTCCCAAGCGATACTTGGTGAAAGTCTGGCCCTTGTTGTTAGTACGCTGATTAGCATAGATAGCGAACCCTGCAAAACGCAAATCGCTCACAGTAGCAGTTGGGTTAGCAATACCGAACCGATAAGTGATCTGCTTGGCAGTCAACTGTTCACCATTCTTAAATGCCTCAAGGAGGCGTGCTTGCTTAGTATTAGTCATATCATTTTCCTTTGTAAATGCGTTGTTCTCACGAACACCGTAAACACATAATACTAGATTAATCAGTAAGATACAAGAGAATAGGATACTGTTTTGTGAACTCTTTACCCGATCTCAATGATTTTATTAGGATCCCAGCCCGTATCTTCACCAGTATAGCCTCGAGGATTGCATACGGTGCGAGTTTCTCCAATCACATAATCAGAAGGATTATGCATATGCCCATGCACCCAAAGTCTGACTTGTGGATGGTCTAGCATGAACTCTGAAAGATCAGAGTGATAAGCACCGTTCACAATGAAATCATGAATATAATATTCATCAATGCTCAAAGCAGAAGGTGCATGATGGCTGACTACTACATAGGTCTTAGTAGGGTCAGTTTCTACAGTTTCTTTGAAATAGGCAAGTGTCCTGGTGTGGCGACTAACCGTTTCGTAAGGCTTGAGTTTTCTGTACCCGTTAGCATCATTACGAATAGCGTTATAATCATTCAACTTATTTACAATAGCACCCATGGTGATAGGATCACCTTTGTTCATGTTGGTCCACAAGGTGCCTCCCACGAAGGTAGTCTCATCAATCACCTTAGTGTCATTTTCAAGGAAATAAATGTTGGGGTAATTGGCGCATTCTTCTAGCAAGTGATCTAGACTAGCGACCCACTTGCCATGATAAAATTCATGGTTCCCTGCAATGTAAATTACATGTGGGAAAGAATCCGAACACCGCTGTAAGAAGTTGCGGTAACGAATAGCAATCTTAGAATCTGAATTACGATCATGGTCGTGCAGTTTTTGAGCCGTGAGGATGTCACCAGCCAAAACTAGTACATCACAATTTTGATCATTGTTGATTACAACGTCCGAAAACTCCAAATGAAGATCGGACGTTACTTTGATTTTCATTATATACTCTTAGTCGCGTGGTCCTACTGGGTGAACTAATACCCATTGGCAACGCTTTTCTACTAACAAATGACCCCATTCATCATACATATAGTGACCATAAGAATCAACTACTGGGAAGTCATTACAAACTTTGTGAACTTCTTGCTCGTCAGTATCATAATAGTGACCATTAACTTCATGTGCTATGATGCCACCAAGAATGATTCCACCTACGAACTCTCCCCAACCAAAATGTCCTTCACGTTCATGCCATTCACGATGCTCGCGCTCTTGGTGATAACGATGATGATTCCAATCGGGATCAGCAACGCTAGTTGACGCAGCAAATACTAACATTAAACTTAGAAATACTCTTTTCATAAAATTCTACTCCATAATAAACAATTCAGAAAAATGATTCAATTTTGGATACTGAGATGAATCTTTTCTAAACACCCAAACGGGTTCAACAAAAATACTGTTCTTTGCAGCATTCACAATAGCATGGGGTCTTGCTTGCATACGCATACCAATCTTACCTAGATAGTTACTGCCAGGATAAGTTAGAATGTCATCAACCATATCATCGCACAGATTCAACCGTTTACCATTATGAATGCGGGGTTCGATGATATTTATCATCATATACCCTTCACTCTTGATCGTGTTCCAAACCATACGATTGACTTTAAAAAAGAAATCGTTCTTCCAACTGTCAAATGTAGGATATCTGGACCAAGACTGCTCTGCTGTTTTGACTGTACTAGTTGCATATCGTTCAGTTTCAAAATACGGAGGACTGGTAAAGTAAAAGTCAAACGCATTCTCATACTGAGACCACGCAACGTCTTCGCTGGGAAGATTCCATATCTCTACTGTTTTAACGCCCTCACACTTGAAGTAGTTTACAGACTCGGTTAAAATAGCGTTGCCGCCCAGCAACCGTTCATATTCTAAACATTGCTCTTTGTAAGTAGCAAACACTTCAGGGTTTGGGTCACAACCAACATAACGCTTGGTTGATTTGGTAGCATAAAATCCCGCTAGCCTATCTCCCCATCCTGAACTAGTATCTAAAACATCTACTGCCCCGTGCTTCTCGTACAGTGCTTTAGCCACACTGGGCTTAAACTGTGTTGCAGTATAAGTGCCAATTCTAAACGCACTGCGAAAAGTAGAATCGCAGATATCATCATTACCCAATGCACCTTTACGCCAAAAGTGCCAGTTCATTTTCTCTAGTTTATCTTTGCTGTGCCAAATATCCCACGGAGAAGAAACAAGATTGCTACCGCAACGCATACGGTTTTCTTGTTGAAAGTAATTGCTTACGATATTGTAAACGTGAGACTTGTCGATTACGCCTAGCGGGCTATCTGAATACTTGTACTTGTAATCTGCCTTCTCTAAGACTAGATCAAAGTCCTTGTACTCAGACAACATTGATGTTTTACAGAAACGGTTGAATACCCGTTCAAACTCATCCTTACTAAACTGTTTTAGCGGGAAAGGAATCTTGTTATCAATGATGTAATCAGTCAAGGCCCGCTTGATATCGTCCTTGTTAAACTGTTCGATTAGGTTTAACCATCGACCATTGCTGATTAGCGGTATTCCTCTTTCATCATGATTGTTGTAGAATAGTTGGTCTAACATTATCCTCGTCGCATCCTAGCAATTTCAGTAGCCTCTTCTGCGCTAAACACCGGCACTAGATTGGATTTGTGCATTACGGCTACTCCAAGTAGTGTACGCTCACCAGAATACACACGTGGTTCGCGGCGACCAGTGTTGCCCACCTTGACGTTGGTAAGGCTGGGAATACGAGGAGTTTCACTAGCCCTAAAGTGCGTATCCTTAGGAGCAAGCGTCTTCATAACAGCAGGCTTGGGCTGCTTGATCTTACCCAAACGGTAGTCACAATACTCTTCAAACGAAAGTTTGGGCATACGCTGCTGCTTGAGCCAATCGTTATGCTCACGCCAGCCCTGCTGCCATTCAGCCTGCTTAGCCTTAGTCATTTTGAATTTGGGCTTGCGGGTGCTAAGTGAATGAACACCCTTAATCATATGCATTGTCATAGTATTATAATATCAGAATAAAATGGTAATTACAAGACTTTCAGCATGATGTAACTAACCAAACTGTCCTTACCCTTGAAGGTGATCCAATACTGATTCGACTCATTGGGTTTCCCACCAAAAAACGCACTACAATATCTGTCCGAATCTGAACCGTACTTGCTCCGAAGAAACTCTTCTACTGCACGGGCTTTAGCACGGGCTTTACCTTCGCTACCATAACTATAGGGGTCAAACTTAAACCCATGCCGGTGACCATATTTTGTGTAGTTGGGATTTAGTTTAATGTATTCCATGTATTTGCATCTAAATATTTGCTTACAAGACTTTCAGCATGAGGTAAGTAACCAAACTGTCATCACCTTTAAAAGTGATGAAGTAAGGACGACTCATATGCCGTCTGAGTCTCTTACCAAAATACGCATCCCAAGTTTTGGTATCGTAATTACAACCGTACTTGTTACGAAGTATTTCTTTTACTTCCCGGGCTTTCTCATTGTCGCTATGACCTAGCGTAGATGAGAAGTTAAACTTAAACCCGTGCTGGTGACCAAATTTTTTGTAGTTCTTGTATTTACGATCTAGTTTAATGTATTTCATGTATTTGCATCCAAATGCTTGCAACGACCGCGGAAAGTAAATCCCGTGCATAAATAGTATTATGATATATCTTTATGTAAAGACACACAACAAAACTGGGTTAAAATATTTAGGAAAAACCACTGCACCAGATCCTCATCGATACCGCGGTTCAGGTAAGTATTGGAAATTACATCTAAAAAAGTATGGTTATGATTGTAGTACACAAATACTCTTTGAATCAACTGATTCGAATGAAATAAAGAAAAAAGGAATATATTTTAGTAAAAAATGGGATATAATCAATAGTGACCAGTGGGCTAATTTAAAAGAAGAACAAGGTGATGGTGGAGCGACAGTACATACTCCTGAATCTAATAAAAAACGATCAGATACTATGAAAGGAAGAATATTTTCTGACGAACATAGAAAAAAATTATCGGAAGTCGGTAAAGGAAGAGGAGACATTAGGACAAAAGAGGGCATAGAACTTTTTCGTCAAAAAGCGTCTATTGCGCTAAAAGGAAAAAAGAAACCCCCGGGGTTTGGCGAAAAAATTAGAAAAATTCGTATTGGAATGAAATTTAATGATTCTGCGAAACAGAACATGAGGTTATCCTGGACACCTGAACGAAAAAAAGAAAGAGCAGAAAGAACAAGATTACAAAATCTTAATAGACCTATTCTAACTTGTCCGCATTGCGGCAAACAAGGAAAGGCAAATATGTATAGGTATCACTTTGATAATTGTTCTAAATGTTTGCAATAATTTCTAAATTGGAATCCGGGGCATGAACATTGTTTCTTAACAGGATCAACAAAGTAAGTATCGCCCTTGCTGCCAGTTACGCGAATCAGTGTAGACTCAATCTCAACCTTGAACGGATTCTTCTTCAGTTCGACAAACTTGCGACCGCGCTTGTCCATTCTCAAAGGAGACTTGAATTCGATTACCCGCTTAGTACCCTTGGGGATGTAAGCATGAATACGGTCGCCCTCCAACAAATAAATGTGATTGGGCTGAAAATCAGATTCCCAGACAGTAACTTCTTGAACGGCGACCATATTCATTCACCCTTAGAACTTAGCGTCAGTCTCACGAATCCACTTGGCTGCTTCTTCAGATTCAGAGTCCCAAGAAGAACGCTCGTCCAACTCGGGCAGATAGTGTCCCGCCGGGAGAATAGTATCCAAATAAGACTTGCCAAACGACACAAGACGAACCTGATACTCTGCCGCCTTAGCAGCACATTCGGCACAACCTTCGGTTTGCTCCCAGTGGTCATCACACGCACTAGCGTTATAGCCAAACTCGTTTTGGAACGAGTCGCACATCTCGCAAGAGCCATACGACCCTTCGACCCAACCACGCTCACCATTCCAATCGACCATAGCGTACCAAGAACCCTGATACGATCCAAACGATCGGAAAGCCAAAACAGTAGCGCCTGCCGCTACCAAACTTGATTCATATTCGTTCATGTCGCTCTCCGTTTCTCAACTCTATATATCTATTATACGGATTTTTGGGCGGGATGCAACCTTTTTTTGAAACTAAATTGCCAAGAAAATCAATGACTTACAATCCTAATAAAATCAATGACTTACACAGGGTATTAGTCCCCGCTGTCCACCGTGAAATAGTCCCCGCAATGCTTGCAAGTGTAGCCGTGATAGCATCGACCCAGTGACTCATGCTTGTACTGATGAACACACGGTTCACCGTTGTCCTTGCGAAGTCGGACCTTACCTGTGGACTTTCCGTACATATACTGCCCACCGCAGTTGTCACAAGGACCGTGCGTTTTGCCTGCGTTCCAAGAATACCCTCGTTGCTGATCTGTGAGAGGAAGTTCCCCTGTACCATTGCAAACGGGGCAAGTACCAAGCACTACATTCGTCTTCATCTTATTAAACTCCTAAATCAAGTAAAAGTTTTGAGGACTTTCAAATCGTCCCCAATCATAGTTTCGGGCAAGGGGCCCAAACCCAAACAAGTAGTCGTGGGCTCCGTAAACACCGTGAACCCTTT